GGTCAAGGCGGCTACAAAAAGGGCGGTGCTATCGCTAAGAGCGGCATCATCAACACCGAAAGCCAAGGCGGCAAATATCGCGACACCAAGATGGTCACAGCTACTCCTGACAACAACTCTGCCCCAACAGGCGAGGTGAAGTTAGGTAACGGCGGTGGTTACAAAAAAGGCGGTGCAACAAAAAAGCACTACGCTACGGGGGGAGCTGTTAATAACAGCGGTCACGCCGTAGCAATGCCTGCAAAAAAGCCATCTGCTCCTGTCAGCAATGATCGTCAATCAGGCACCTTTAAAAAGGGTGGCAGTGTGACCCCAGCCCAGAAGAAAGAGCAATCTTACTTCAAGGCTGAGAACGCAACAGCGATGAAGCAAGCGAAAGCCCAGAGCAACCTGAAGTATCAAGATGGCGGGAAAGTAACTGACCTATCCAAAGGCGCTTACGACAAATCGATTGGCCCATCTGAGAGTGACATGGACATGGCAAAAACCATCCGTAACATTCCTAGCAAGCTATACGAGGGTGCGAAGAGCCTGTTAACTGGCATGGGAGCCCCAAGCAAGAAAGAGCAAGAAATTGCTAACAAAGCTGGCTCTGTTACCAAGACTGAGAAGTCCGTGACAGTAACTCCTGCAAAGAAACGTGGTGGATCAGTAAAGTGCTGAACCTAAGTGGGGGCTTCGGCTCCCACTTTTAATTTATTTTGGAGAGCCGTATGGCAACCGTAATTTCATCTATTTCGCGTCAAGGCGCATATGAACCGTTCGAGTTGCAGGTCTCTCGCGGTCAAATTCAAGGTCACAGCACGGTCATTGTGTTTGGATACAACCCAGATGTGGATACATCTGAAGAATCAATATGGCCTGATGGCGGTCTTATTCCGCACCCAACCGTTGCGTCTGTTTTGAAAATCAGCTCATCTAGCGCAAACGACACCTCTGCTGGCACTGGTGCGCGAACCGTTTTTATTGAAGGCGTAAACGGCAACTTTGCTGTGGTGAGCGAGACCGTGATATTGAACGGTCAAACAGAAGTCAACACAACAAACTCGTACCTGTATGTGAACAGTTTTTATGTCGCTACGGTTGGCTCTGGCGGGGCAAACGCAGGCAACATCAATGCTGGCACTGGCACGGTGACATCGGGTGTCCCAGCAGTTTTGTATGACATCATTGCAATCGGTTACAACCAGCGCACCACTGGTCATTACTGTGTTCCAGCAGGCTTCACAGGTTATATGACAACGGGTTCAATTTCTGCTGGTCAAGCCTCTGGCTCGACTTCTGTGACTACCTTTCTAAAGCAACACGGCACAGACAACATCTTGCGTGTTGGTGCGGTTGCCGCAGTAAACAATAACGCCGCTGTGTTTGATTTTGTACAGCCTTACATAATTCCAGAAAAGAACTGTGTAGGCGCAAGCGCAATCGGAGCCGCCGCAAACAACGCAGTGAGTTCTTACTTCAACATCATCTTGATTAAAGACGGCCCTTAATATGCCAAGCAAATCACCAGCTCAACATCGTTTGATGGAAGCCGCCGCCCATACTAAGGGTGGCTTTGGTGGTGTGCCTCAGAAGGTCGGCAAAGAGTTTGTCAAAGCTGATAAAGGTCTTAAAGGAGGCGGTCTTTATGAAAATATCCATGCAAAGCGTGAAAGAATCGCTGAAGGCTCTGGGGAGAAAATGCGCAGAGTTGGTAGCGAAGGTGCGCCAACGGCTAAAGCCTTCAAGCAATCCGCCAGAACAGCCAAAATGAAGGATGGAGGGGTCAGCCTCTCCATTGGTCGCGGTGAGAAGTTACCTGCTGACAAAGGCGCTGGTTTGACAGCCAAAGGTCGTGCCAAGTACAACCGTGAGACAGGATCAAATTTAAAGGCTCCACAACCCCAAGGGGGCTCGCGTAGAGATGCGTTTTGCGCGAGAATGGGGGCAGTAGCAGAAAAGAGCGAAAAGGGTAGTCGATCACGCGCATCGATGCAACGGTGGAACTGCCCCGGCTGGTAAGGAACACAAATGGCGTACTCAGATACATACGGTCAGACAGTTAACGTACAAACCCTGATTGATCATGGTGCGAGACGTGCTGGCAAACTAGCCGAAGAGTTGACCTCTGAGCAACTTGTATCCGCTCGTCAGTCTTTAAGCTTTCTACTTCAGAACCTGATCAACATCGGAATACAGTATTTCGCCATCGATAAGATCGTTTTGGGCGTTTCTCCGAACAATTACATATACAACCTACCCGCAGGTGCAAACGACGCTCTAAACGTGCTCTATCGCACCATGAACCGCCCTAGCGCAAGCTACACATCCTCCGCGGGTGGTACGGTCGGCAATGTGGGTGACAACGACGTAGACACGTTTTGCTTGCAAACTAGCGCAAACGGCAACATTTCAGCTAATTTTGGAACAAACCAAGAGATCTATGCTGGCTCAATTGGTTTGTTGCCGTACATAGCAGGTGGCGGAAGCGCCACATGGACGTTGACCCTTGAGTACTCAACAGATAACAGTACGTGGACGACGCTACAGAACCTTGGCGCCGTAGCTGTAACTGATAACCAGTGGATTTGGACGGACATAAACCCCGGCCAAGCCGTCCAGTACTACCGCGTTCGCGCCTCTGGTGGAACTACCTTAGCTTTGCGTGAGTTCTATGTTGGAAATAATTCCACCGAGATCACCATGTCTCGCCTAAACCGCGACGACTACACGAACCTGCCAAACAAGAACTTTACAGCGAATCAACCCTTCCAATTTTGGTTTGATCGCACAATTCCTTTGCCCTCACTCTACTTGTGGCCTGTCCCCAGTGATCCATTTGTGCAAATTACCGTGTGGTACAGCAAACAGATCATGGACGTGGGTTCACTGACAAACGAGCTTTACGTTCCCACTCGTTGGTACGAGGCGACGCTGATGATGCTGTCGCACAGGATGGCGCTGGAGTTGCCCGGCGTTGACCTCGCTCGCATACAGTACCTTGAAGGTCAAGCCGAGAAGTATCTGAATCAGGTGGAGCAAGAAGAGCGTGATCGTAGCCCGATCTATCTGGCGCCTAACATTTCAGTGTATACAAGATAATGCCAGTCTTCCTTGACACTCGTGGCAACGCTACTTTATCGATAGCAATTTGTGATCGTTGCAAGATGAAACGCGCCCATGATGAGATGAGACCTGACCCGAACTTTCCCGGTTTGCAAGTCTGTGGACAAAATTGTGCAGATGAGAAAGATCCCTATAGACTTCCAGCCCGTAAAACTGAGAGAATAACAATCAGATTCCCACGTCCTGACGTGAGCGTTGCCGCCAATGACAACAACATTGTCACTACCCAAAACGGTATCACTGGTGGTAGCTTTATCATCTCGACCGAGGGTAATACTCAGGATCCTGAGAATAACGGTAACCTAGACCAACTGAGCCCATAATATGTCCGCACAAGTAACGATCACACAATTACCTGCCGCTGGTGCAATTACTGGTACAGAAGCTGTCCCTATCGTACAGAATGGTCAGACGGTGCGGACTACTACAGCCGCGCTTGCAGGCTCTCCTGTTCAAACTCAGACATTCATCACAAAAAACCAAGAACCTACGCTGGCTAACAGTCGAGCGCTGTCTGGCGCTACTGGTGTTGGTTTGGTTGATGGTGGAGCGCAATCTACCCTTCAGATCACCTTAAATGGCGTCTCAGGAAGCCTTGAAACGTCCTCTAACGGGATTATTGCCAAAACTGGTGGCTCGGTAACAGGACGCACCTTATCAACGTCTGGAGCGGGTTTAACGGTCTCTGACGGTGCTGGTGCATCAGGCAACCCAACTTTCTCGTTGACAGGTATTGCCGCGTCTGTGGCTAACTTGTCTGGCACGGGCATGTTGGCGCTGACTGGTGGTGGCACTTCCGTCTCTGGTCGCGACTTACTAGGCACGGCAAACCAAATTGATATTGCCAACGGAAATGGCAGTGCTGGTAGCCCCACATTTGCGATTGCTGACAACGCGGAGATGCCGGGCGTCGAGGGCTTGACAATCCCCGCAGGAACAAGCGCCGAGCGCCCATCCCCAGCTAATGAGGGTGAAATTCGCTACAACACTGACACGCTCAGGGTTGAGGCTTATTTAAACGGAACTTGGACAAACTTTGGCGTTGGTGATGGTACGGTTACATCTGTGACTGGTACGGCTAACCAAATCACTGTGGTTAACGGATCCGTCGCTCCTGTGGTGAGCATTACGACCAACCCCGTGTTGCCCGGTCTCGCCTCCGTTAAAGTCCCTGCTGGCGCTACATCTGATCGTCCAGCATCGCCTGCAAACGGAATGATTCGGTACAACACCGACACAGGTTTGTTTGAAGGCTACACAAGCGGCGCATGGCAAAGTTTTGCCTCTGGCTCTGGCGTTACATCTGTTGCCACAGGTACAGGTCTGACAGGCGGCCCAATCACCTCGACTGGCACAATCTCTATTGCCAACACCGCTGTAACTGCTGGATCGTATGGCGGAGCTACAAAGACCTTAACAGCTACTGTTAACGCTCAAGGTCAATTAACTGCCATGGCTGAGACAGCTATTGCAATCACAAACACACAGGTTTCTGGCTTGGGCACAATGTCCACGCAAAACGCTAATGCTGTGGCAATTACTGGCGGGACAATCAATGCAACTTCAGTTGGAGCGACTACACCGTCTACTGGTGCGTTTACTTCGGTTGCCATGACGTCTGGAACGATCACAACCGCTCCAACAAGTGGCAATGACATTGTCAACAAGACCTACGCCGATGCGATTGCTTCGGGCATCCACTTTCATGAGGCAGTTAATCTAGCCACTACAGCGGCACTTCCAGCAAACACGTACAACAACGGTACATCTGGGGTTGGGGCAACGCTTACGGGAAATGCCAACGGTGCTCTGTCCGTAGACTCAACCCTTACCGTCGCTTCAGAACGGATACTGGTCAAGAACGAAGCTACGCAGGCAAATAACGGTGTGTATACGGTTACACAGGTCGGCTCTGCTGGAACGCCCTACATCTTGACCCGAGCTACAGACTTCGATTCTGTTGGCACTGGAGTTAACGAGATCGACGAGGGCGACTTCTTCTTAGTCACTAGCGGCACAGCCAATGTAAACACCGCTTGGGTGCAACAGACTCCGCCACCCATCACAATTGGCACGACAGCAATTGTGTTCCAGCAGTTTTCTGCGCCAATTACGTACTCCCCCGGCACGGGGTTGAATGAATCTCCAGCGTACACGTTTAACATTGCAAACACAGCGGTCACATCTGGAGCTTATGGTGGTGCGGCGACTGTTCCCACGTTCTCTGTAAATGCTCAGGGTCAACTGACACTAGCGACTGATGTTTCTATTGCAATTGCAGGCTCTCAGATCACTTCTGGCACCGTAGCAATAACAAACGGTGGTACAGGTCAGTCAACAGCTTCTGCCGCTTTCAATGCGCTGTCTCCTATCACTACGACTGGCGACTTAATCATTGGTAATGGCACAAACACCGCAACTCGTTTGGCTATTGGTGCAAATGGTTACTTGTTGTCATCTAATGGAACCACAGCGTCTTGGGTTGCCGCACCAGCAACCCCAGTCACTTCCTTTAGTGCTGGAACAACTGGTCTTACACCAAGCTCCGCAACAACTGGCGCTGTCACCCTTGCAGGCACTTTGGCAATTGCAAACGGTGGAACCAACTCAACCGCTACGGCAACAGCAGGTGGTGCGGCATATGGAACAGGAACAGCTTATGCGGTTACTGCGGCAGGAACGGCTGGACAAGTATTAACATCGGCGGGTGCAAGTGCTCCCGTATGGTCAGGAATCTCAGGAGGTACATTTTAAATGGCACAAGCAGGCTACACCCCAATCTCGCTGTACTACAGCACTACAGCTTCTGCTGTTCCTACGTCTGGCAATCTTGTCAATGGTGAGTTGGCGATCAACATCACTGATGGCAAGCTGTACTACAAGAACAACTCTGGTACGGTGACTTTGCTTGCTACAGCAGGCGTAACGTCAAGCCAGTGGACAACGACAGGCTCGAACATTTACTACAACACGGGTAACGTGGGTGTTGGTACAAGTTCGCCATCACAGAAACTTCATGTTGTTGGAAATATCAGAACGGCTAATTGTCTTATTGAGGACACTAGCACCAATGTAAATTTTGGAACTATTACGGCAGGATATTTGGCTTTCTTGTCAAATGGTGGCACAGAGGGTATGCGCCTTGACTCAACAGGGTTGGGTATTGGTACAAGTTCGCCTTACGCAAAAATCCAAGGCTTTACATCATCTGCAACTTTGCCTGTTGGTTGGGTTTATAGAAGCACGCAAGGTTCTGGCTCTGCAATACCTACAACATTTGGCTACCCATATTTACAGATTGGTGCGGGAGAATTTGCAAGCTCTGGAACAGCCATTCAAACTATTGGCTTTGGTTATGTATCAACAAATGGTAATTTTCCCCCTGCTGAAATAGGAATTAACACTACTAGCACATCTGGACAAACACTTGGTGATTTAGTTTTTGCAACTAGGTCTGTAACTACCAATACAGCCGCAACAGAGCGTATGCGCCTCGATGCCTCAGGCAATTTAGGTATTGGCGTTACACCAACAGCTAAGTTTGACCTTGCTGGTGATTACAGAGAAGGCGTTGTTACAGCCAACACATCAACTGCTTACACCATTTCCCTTGCGGCTGGTACTGTGCAAATTCTCACACTGACTGGTAACTGCACATACACATTCCCAACACCAGTAGCTGGTAAGTCTTTTACATTGGTACAGAAGCAAGATGCAACAGGTTCTCGCACGGTGACGTGGCCTGCCTCGGTGGATTGGCCTAGCGCTACTGCACCAACGCTGACGGCTACGGCATCTAAAGCTGACAAGTTTGTCTTTACAGCTATTGATGGTTCAAACTGGCTGGGTAGTGTTGCTGGTCAGAACTACACGGTCTAAGGAGAGTTAATGTTTAGCTCTAATTCATCCGAAAGCGGCGGCGTAAGTTTAGACGGCATCCCAGCCGTTTACATGACATCTAACAATTTAAACGGATCCACTGCCGCGTATACCGAGGAATATTCTTGGGTAGTTCCAACTGGCATTACGCAGTTAAGCGTTCTGTGCATCGGTGCTGGAGGTGGTGGTGCCGAAGGGCAGAATGACAAGGCTGGCGTGTTTGGTGGCGGTGGTGGTGGTGGCGGTGCATTGGCTTACGGAACGATCTCGGTGACGCCCGGGGAAACGCTAACAATTGGTGTTGGGGAATATGTATATAGAAATGGTGGTTCAGGTGGTGTAGGTGGTGCTTCTTATGTAAAAAGAGGCGGGACATTTTTGGTGGGTGCCAATGGTGGGGGTGCTGGCGCGTCAGACGGCGCGAGCAGTCCGGGTGGTACAGTCGTAGCTGGGTCTGGTGGAGCTGGTGGAGCTGGCGGGGTGGGTGGGGCTAATAAAACTGGTGGTGGTGGTGGTGGCGCTGGCGGCTATTCGGGTGCTGGTGGTGCTGGCGCGACAGCGAATGGTGGTGCGGCATCTAATGGTGGTGCTGGTTCGGGTGGTGGTGGCGGCGGCGGCGGAGCCGCTTTCGGAAATGTTGATAGCGTCTCTGGCGGCGGTGGCGGAGTGGGGGCGTTTGGGACTGGTTCAAATGGGGCTGGGGGCACTAGCGGAACTTCTGGTGTTCCTTATCCTACTGGCGGTGGTGGTGGTTCAGGTGGCATAGCTGGTGGCAACGGAACCAATCCTTGGAGTGCCCCGTATGGTGTGGGTGGTGATTTCGGTGGTGGATCTGCTGGCGCAAGAGCAACGAATCAAGGACGGCCATCTGGTCGAGGTCTTGTTAGAATTTTAATTGGTAGTTCAAAATTCCCATCTACTGCACCTGAAAATACAAACGAAGCAACCATAACCACAACAGGCTCTGGAACTTGGACTGTTCCTGTAGGAGTTACTTCTGTCTCTGTTGTGTGTGTTGGCGGTGGCGGCGGCGGCTATGGTAATGACTCAACCGCCCGTGGTGGTGGTGGTGGTGGTTTGCGTTACTACAATAATTTAGCGGTAACTCCGGGCGCGGTTCTTAACCTTTCTGTCGGGGCTGGTGGAGCTGGCGCTAGAACTGGATTAAATGGTGCGGATACATTTTTTAATGGCACATCTACGGCAAACGCATCTGTTTGGGCTGGGGGCGGTACTGGCGGGTCTGGTGCTAGTCCTTGGGCTGGCGGAACTGGTAGCACAGTAGGCGGCTCAATTGGCGGCGGTGATGGCGGAAATGGCGGGGCAAGTAACTCTGCTAGCTCTGGCGGTGGGGGTGGTGCTGGCGGCTACACTGGCAATGGTGGAAATGGCCAATCAGCTACAGGCTCTGCTACCGCTGGCACGGGGGGTGGTGGAGGCGGAGGAAGCAATAGTACTGGTTCAGCGGATTTTGGTGGCTCTGTCGGACTCTTTGGTATTGGCACTAACGGACTAACTCAAGCCACGCGCCAACCCGCTGATTCTAGCGGTGCAATGGCGGCTTCTGGAGGTTTTAACTCCTCCAGTATAATAGTTGGCCCTCTTTATGGCGCTGGGGGCGGAGGAAATGACTCCCCCAGCGCCAGTGGTCGCACGGGCGGGAATGGCGCTATTCGCATAATTTGGCCCGGAACCACTCGTTCGTTCCCTTATGTTTCAGGAAAGTGAGAATACAAATGTTCGCAAGAATTGAAAACGGTGTAGTAGCTGAGTACCCATTGACTGAGCATGACATCCGCTCAAGATTTAGTTCTACTTCATTCACCACCCATTTTTCCAGTGGACTGCCCGAAGGCTATGTCCAAGTGGTTCGCACAGGCATCCCACAAGCTGGCGAGGGTTACGCTGTAAATGAAAGCAGACCAGCATATCTAGACGGTATGTGGGTGCAAGTTTATTCTGTTGACGCGGTAGGTACACCCGAAGAACTAGCGGCTTTACAGACTGCCAAAACCGAAAAAAAATGGCAAGAGTTACGAGACACGCGAGATAGCCTTATTTACAAATGTTCATTTCGGTTAGAACGTCACAAAGAACAAAAAGAATTAAATGTTGCACTATCTATGACCGATGCTGAATATCTATTGTGGTTGCAATACCGCCAACAATTGCGTGACATGCCAACCACTGTGACAAACATTTTTACTTTCACTGATTGGCCTACCCCTCCAAACGAACTTTCTATTGCAAGCCTCTAATGTCTGAACCAGTATCAACCGTCAGTTGCGTAGCAAACGTCTACATTCGCCAAATGCTTTTTCAAAAGGCTGGCGATGTAAACGCTGGGCATGAGCATGTCTTTGACCACCAGACCTTGCTTGCCAAGGGTGGTGTTAAGGCTGTGGTAGATGGCAAGACAACCTATTTTGCCGCACCACAGATCATCTTTATCAAAGCTGGAATCATGCACGAGTTCACAGCGACTGAAGACAACACACTTTGCTTTTGCATTCACGCACTTCGTGATGGTGACGACGTTTGCGACATTATTGACCCTGCTGGCGTACCGCAAGGCATCAACCCTAACGACATCTTTGCAAATGCAAAACCACTAATTAAGGTATGACATGAAATTGCAATTACCCATTGAACTAGCAAATCAGCTCCTTGGTTACTTGGGCTCCAAGCCCTACCAAGAGGTGTTCCAATTGATCCAAGCCATCCAAGAAGCCGCCAAGGCTGATACCCCAAAGGTTGAAGATGGAAACAGTGGAGACTAAGCTTGCCGTGCATGAAGCCATCTGCTCGGAGCGCTATAACAGCATAGACCGCTCTTTGCGGGATGGCGACAAGCGCATGACGAAGATTGAGTACCTCTTGTATGGGGTGATCGTCTGTGTGCTATTCGGGCCGGGCGTCGCGGGGGAGCTCGTCAAAAAGGTTTTGGGGCTATAGCATGTGGGACTGGGTGGAAGCTATCGGAGCCGCCGCCGCAATCTTCTGCTTTGTAGTGTTTTGTAGTTACGTAATTGCATGGAGTTGGGGTTGATATGAATTGGTCAGACGCACTCAAAGCAGTAATACCTATTGTTGTCATGTCTTTGGCATGGTTACTTGGGCAAGTGAACTCCTTCTCTGAGCGACTGACCAAGATTGAAGGGCAGATGCCCGCCTTAATTACCAAAGAAGGTGTGCCAACCGACAGCCCTATCAGTGCCGAGCGCCGCGCCCTCTTAAAAGAGGGTTTGATGCTACATATCAACGAACTGCAAGTCAAAGTTCGCTTGCTTGAAGAGCGTGAAAAACTGGGGAAAAAATAATGTTTGACATCTTATCTGGCGGTATTCTGGGTTCTGTGTTTGGCGGTCTGTTTCGCCTTGCGCCTGAAGTTCTAAAGTTCTTTGACAAAAAGAATGAGCGTCAGCACGAACTTAATATGTTTGCCCGTCAGTGTGAGTTAGAAACTTTGCGTGGTCAACAGAAGTTGGCTGAGATAGGCGCACAGCGGGAAGCCGCTATTGATGTGGGTGTTATGGATGCGTTTAACAACGCTATCACCCAGCAGGCCGAGATGGTCAAAGCCGCAGGCGGTTGGGTAGCTAGTCTGTCAGCCTCTGTGCGTCCCGTGGTCACATACTGGGTGTTGTTTGTTTGGTCGTTTATCCACGTATGGTTTGCATGGAACGCATGGCTTGCTGGTGCGCCAGCCGTAGAAGTATTTAAAACTATGATGACGGCTGACTTCTCAGCGTTGTTGTCTGGAACTATTAACTATTGGTTCCTCGATAGAACTTTGAAACAGCGTGGGTTATGAACCTAGAACTAGCCGCCGCTTTGTGTCGTCAATTCGAGGGCTATCGGGCTAAGCCGTACCTATGCCCAGCTAACGTCGCCACGATTGGCTACGGTTCTACCTACTACGCTGATGGGCGTAAGGTAACTCTTGAAGACGCTCCAATGGACGAGCCAACGGCTAGGGCGCTTTTGATGTATGAGCTTCAGCACACGTACTTGCCCGGAGCGCTACGCAATTGCCCCATATTGGCAACCGACGAGCGCAAGCTCAATGCTGTCGTTGACTTCTGCTACAACCTAGGAACAGGGCGTCTCCAAACCTCCACCCTTAAACGTAAACTTAACGCTCAGGACTGGGAAGGCGCCAAAGAACAACTCATGCTTTGGAATAAAGGCGGCGGTAAGGTTTTGGCTGGCTTAACAAAGCGGCGAACTGCTGAGTGCGCCTTGTTTTAATTGAAAAGGCAGATTAAAATGCCACAACGAATTTAAGAGGTAAACGCATGACGACCGCAAGTGTTATGACCTATGACAGTTTGGTCGAAAACATCCAGTCTTATCTGGAGCGTTCTGACCCTGCCACAATCGAGAAAATCCCTCTGTTTATCATGTTGGCTGAGCAGGTTATTGCCTCTCAGATCAAGTTTTTGGGCAATATGACCGTGAACGCCAGCACCATGGTGACTGGTGAGAACATTATTGCCAAGCCTGCTAGGTGGCACAAAACGGTTTCCGTTAATGTGACTGTGGCTGGTGAGCGCCAACCAGTATTTAACCGTAGGTATGAGTACGTACGCGAGTACTGGCCTAACCCCACCGCAACGGAAGTTCCCAAGTTCTATTGTGACTACGACTACACGCACTGGCTAATTGCTCCTACGCCAGATGATGATTACGCCTTCGAGGTTTTGTACTACGAGCGAGTGCAACCCCTTGATTCTTCCAACCAGACGAACTGGTTTACGCAGTACGCTCCTCAAGCGCTCCTGTATGGTGCTTTGTTGCAAGCTATGCCGTTT